ACTGGCAGTAATAGTTAACTGCATGACAGCCTTCTTTCGCGGAGTGGCGACGTTTGTATCCAATACGCGCCCGGTGGTCTTTGTAATTAGGGTGAGTCTCTTTGAGTTCATCCTGTGGAATCCCCTTTATGTTGAAGATATCAACCGCGTTGAAGCAATGGACGTCGATCCCCTCGCGGAGCACAGTTTTGAGAGCTGCGTCGTTTATCTCCCAGACTAGCACCTGGAGGTCCGCTCGATCTAGATCCATGTCGAAGAATATCTTCCCCGGGTCGGCGAGGAAGAGCTTGCGAATGTTGGGGAGCAGCCCGACTTCATCCCCACTGGGTACGTTCTGGAGATTCATGCCCGAACCGAAAGCGTCCTCGGCAGAGGAGAGACGGAAGGTGTCCGTCCCGGCGGGGTTGAAATAACACCGCATCCTGCCGTCGTATGGGTCAGGAGAAGCTTCAACGAAAGTAGAGAGGAACACACCGAGAGAGCGCAGCTCCCGCACACGATCCAGAAGAGGGGTGATGAGAGGTTCCCGGATAGCCAGCTTCTTGAGGGCTTCGTCATTGGTGGTGGGGCGTCCAGTTTTACGATCAATAATAGGGCGGAGCTGGAGGTCCTCGTAGAGCAACCGTTTCATCTGGTCGGGGGACTTTATATTGATCGGGTGGCCCAGGACTACTTCCATCTCTCCCACCCGCTTCGATACGGCCTCCCGAATCTCCCCGCGGACCTGCTCTCGCCGGGCGGAGTTAACGCGGAGGCCCCGCAGCATTGCGGCTAGCGCGCATGCCCATAACTCCATCTGTTGTGCGAGCGGCCCTTCCAACCGGAGAAACTTGACAGTCGCTTGAATGGCCTCGTGGGCTTCGAATGTGATAACACAGTCTTTACAGTTATAAACCCAGAGGATATCTTCCTGCATGGATTTATGCCAGTCTTTCCCTTCGGCCTTCCAGAACATGTGGAAGGAGCAGTAGAGGGAAGAGAGAAAATCGAGTCCCTTAGGTAATCCAGGCCAGCATACATGATGTGCCAGCATCGTGTCAGAGTGGAATCGAGGGAGGAAGTGCCAGTGCCGGTAGATGTATTGAACGTCGTAGAGGAAGTTCTGCCCGACACATTGGACGTTCGGGTGCTGCAGTAACTGTGAGAGCGAGAGAAGTATTCGAGCCTCATCCTCAAGTGTCCAATACCCCTCCGGCCTTTCAATGCACATGAAGGGAATGCAAAGTGCGTCCAGTTCGCTCCATCCCAGACCGAGACATGCAATGTGCCCCCAGCGAGTCTCAATATCCACTGCGAGGGTGAGGGGGCCTGCATCAGCGCAGCCGCGAAGAAACTCCAGATAGCGAAGGACTTCCCAGAGCGACGGGCGGGAGAGGAAGCGGTAGGCGGGAGCCTTCTCGTCAGAGACGAGCCACTTCGCCGCACGACGAAGATCATGGACGCCCGCGAATCGCCAGGAATATTGGCGGAGTATCGCCGCCGGGTGGTAAGTGGGGACAAATTTCGCTCCTGACGGGAGGGTGAACTGGCTTCCCCGCCAATCGGTTATCCCCCACTTCTTGGTGAAGGCCCAGAGTGCCAAGTTGCCCAGTCCAATGATGAGAGCGGGTTTAACGAGGCTAACTTCTTTTTCAAGGTCGAATAGTCCTTCGAAGACAGGACGATGTAGCCAGCACCCTTCGTGATATACCCAGTCCCCGGGTGTATCTGGTCGCTTCTTCGTATGCGATACCCACTTAGATATATCGTTTCCCGGGGGTCGCAGGCGGGCCACGTTTGTAACGAAACATTCAGCCCGAGTGAGGCCAGCGTCTTGCAACATTCCGTCCAGTTCATATCCAGAGGGTCCACAGAAGGGGACCCCGCGTCGGACTTCTTCTTCACCTGGAGCTTCTCCTACGATCATTACTCTCGCTGTGGGTGGGCCGGAGGGTCTCAAAGCTTCTCCAGCCGGGCGACTGCGATTCCATAGCTCTTCGGATCGAGTTCGATACAGGTGGCTTTCACCTTTAGGGAGTGGGCGGCGGGGAGGAGAGTACCAGTCCCGCAGAACGGATCAAGTGCGTGATTCCCGGGCAGACACGAACGGGCGAGAAGCTCGCGAAAGAGGGCGACGGGCTTCTGCGCAGCCAGATTAAGGTTGGTGTCGGGAGGAAATGGCAGTGTATCCGAGCCGAGATGCCTCGTCGGGCGTTTACCTTTGAAAGCGTATAGTAACATTTCGTAGGTTCGCCGCGGTCCGTGCTGTGGCAGGGGCACTCGACCGTCCGGCTTGACCCAGATGAGAGGAGTGCGAAAGGGTTCCCACCCCTTCGAGCGGAAAAATTCGCGCAGGGGGAAAAACCCTTCGAGGTCACAGAACACATATGCGTGGGCTTGGGGGAGGGTTAGCTGGAGGGAAAATTCGAGAGCAGGGAGTACCAGAGAATCAATAATGCTCCGGTCATCAGAATACATGTGAATGTCTTCGCCCGGGAGCGCTCTTCCGCCGCTGCTGCCAAACTCATCAGCGCCCATGCCGTAGGGGGGGTCAGTAATGATAACATCGAAAACTGGGTCCATAGCGGGTAGGAGCTCAAGGCAGTCTCCTTTCAGCAGCGTGTGGTCGGCCCGGGTGAAAGTTAACCCCACGGATCTTCCAAGCGCCTCGCTGCGGGCAAGTTCCTCTTCACGGATAACCACTTTGTACGCCTCATCGAGGGACTTGGCACCCCGCACGGTCGGGCGGTCCAGATACTTCTCGACGACCAGCTCCTTCCTAACTGTTTCCTTAGCGTAAGCACTCGCTCCAGAGGAGAACCCTTCCCGCTTAGGTTCGAAAGCCTCTGCAGCAAGGCTCTCCAGACTTGGCGCCGGAGTACCGGATTCTTCGGCCTGGGCGGAGCGTAGGCGCTCAAGCCGAGCCATGGCTGATGCGTGCTCTTGCCAAGTAAGATTGCTCCGCCGGAGGTTTTCATCCAGTTGAGCTTCCTCGGACTCCAGATTGGAAAGTTCCCCCAGGGTTGTAAATGGTACCCAACCTTCTTGGATTGGTTTTCCTTGGAATCGGATAGTTCCTCCGAGGTCCCAGATATCCACCAAGGCTCGGATACGGCGTTCTCCAGCGACGAGGGTGTATCTGCCATTTGATTCCTCTACTACGATAGGGTGCATCAGCCCGACTCGCTCCAGTGAGTCCTTCAACTCTTCCATGCGGGCGGGGTCGAACCACCCGCGCTGGCGACCCTTCTCAATCACCAACTCGCTGATTAGCAAGAACTGATTCATTCGGCAGCCTTTCTCAAGTGAGATTCTTCAATCTCGATACGTTGTAGTGCTTGACGACAACGCACGTTACAGAAGCGCTGCCACCAGCGAGTAGGGAGATATTCTTTCTTACACCATGAGCACAGGCGGGTTTCTACCCGCCCTTCTCTCTTCGCCTTGTTCCAGGCAATTTGGGCAAGTCTATCGTCTGCTGGAATCATCGCAATCGTGCGACCTCCTCTTTCAGCTCTTTATTCTCTCGTCTTAGTTGGTCGACTTCGAGAAGGAGAGCGTCGTAATCCTCTCGGAAGGCTTGGAGTTTCGTGCGTTCGCCCGCCCGTTTAGCTTCCTCCCGTTCATTATGATAGGTATTTCGACAGGCTACAGAGCAGAAACGCTGCCAGCCTCGGGTAGGGTGGTAAGGGGCGCCACACGTCGGACAGGAGAGGGGAGGGCGGTCAGGGAACTTGGGGGACATGGTTGGGCAATGGTGGGAAATGCGTTGCAAATGCGTCGGAGGGAGAGCGGCTACAACCGGCCACCCTCCCCCGACTCCGTTACCCATGCATTATACATGCATTCCAAACGGATGAAACTCTACCCCTTACCCCGCCTTCGTAACGCTCTTCACTTCGTCGTACACGATAGTCGGGTCGTTGTCGTCAGGGCGATGCGTCACCCGCACCTTGATGAGCTTGCCGTTCAGGTCGGGGATACGGAAGGGCTTCCCCGGCTGGTTCAGCCCGCACGCCTCGCGGAGCCGCCCGAGGCCGATGTTCTTCCCCTTCGACATGTCGATTTCGCCAGCGTCGTTGAGGTCGAGGAGTTGCTGGTAGCGGACCTTGGTGGGAGTGCGGCCAGTTACGCTGGTGACCTCGGGCGATTCGAGGGAGACGAAGACAGTCAACTGCGGGTAGCTGATGCCCGTCTTCTTGGAAGTGATCTCCTTGATGGCAACGTCGGAGGTAAGGCCGACGTACTCCCCGGGCGGGCACGGGATGACAGTGGTATCGTTCGCGTTCTCGAACGACTGGGACATGAAGCGGTCGGGATCGAAAGCACCCATGGTTGAATCTCCTTGCGAGTTGGCGGGACTTAGGTTCGAGGGATGCCCGCGGAGCCCCTCGGGGTTACACAGTAGGGCAGATGATGCCACCCTGACTCTTCCACTTGGTCAGGATCTGCCCGAAGTCGGGTTGCAAGTTGTCGGCGATGGGGAGGTTGCGGGCTTTGAGGTCAGCCGTTGAGTCGGCAGTGGTCCAGGAAAACTTCGCTCCGTCGCGTTTCGCCAGCACGACGTCGGAGAACATACGAGGGAGCTTCGGGGCGAGCTTCTTCCCCAGGGTTGAGGCCATGATCTTCGAGACACCCGCATTCTCCTCGATTTCGCGTTCGGCGTGGGCGATTAATACTGTGTGGCAGGTGGTGTCGTAGCAGAGTTGTTGAACGAGGGATTCAATCCCATTCATGGCGATTCCCCAGTCTCCTTGGTTAAGGAGAGACTTACTACCCACCCATTCCCGCATGGCCATCGTACTGAGGCCGGAAAGACCGTCGATGACGAGCGCTCTATCAGTGTTCC